AGCATCCTTAATACCGACACGATTTCTTCTAATTGATTTAGAAATAGTTGCAATTGCATCATCTTGACCGATTACTTTGGCAGATAACAAAGATTCCATTTTTAAAAGTTTCTCAGTTTCTTTAGCGTCTAATTTGGTAATAGGTACCCCAGTCATTTCCGATATAATATCATATACATCGTCCACGGTAATTGGGGTTTTATTTTCCTTTAGACTTTCCGCCCATTTTTGTTTCTCATCTTCGAGTTTAGTGATTAACTTTCTTTCCTCGTCTCTTAGTTTTGCCGCCTCCTCGTATTTTTGAGTTTTTACAACTTGTATTTTCTGTTCTTTAATCCCCTCGATTTCTAATTTCAGGTTTTCAATAACCTCCGGTACTCGACTACTCACTCTTTTTTCGGACCCTAATTCGTCCAATACATCAATCGCCTTATCAGGGAATTGTCTATCGGTAATATAACGATTTGAAAGTTTAACAATAGTTTCAACCACATTCTCTTCGTATTCTACCTTATGAAACGTTTCGTAAGACGGTTTAAGATTTTTTAATATCTCAATAGTTTCACTTTGTGTGGGTTCCTTTAGTATAATTTTTTGAAATCTTCTTACAAGTGCTGCGTCTTTTTCTAAATGTTTTTTATATTCATCAAAAGTGGTTGCACCAATACATTGAATTTCTCCCCTTGCAAGTGCGGGTTTCAATATGTTAGCGGCATCCATAGCGCCACTAGCATTCCCTGCACCAACCATTGTGTGTAATTCATCAATGAAAACAACAACATTAGTCACTTGTTGTAACTCATTTAAAATAGCCTTAATTCTTTCTTCAAATTGTCCACGGTATTTCGTACCTGCAACAAGAGAAGTTAAATCAAGTGATACGATTCTTTTATCTAAAAGATTCGTAGGACAATCACCCTTATAAACCATCAATGCTAATTTTTCAACCAATGCAGATTTACCAACACCAGCATCACCAACGATAACCGCATTATTCTTCTTCTTACGAGATAGAATTTGTGCAATTCGTTTTACTTCTTTATCTCGACCTATTACTGGGTCGATTTTACCTTCTTCCGCAATCTTAGTTAAATCTCTTGAGAAATTATCTAAAATTGGTGTCTCAGAACCTTTACGAACTTTCTTTGGGTTAGTTTGTGGTCCGTCTTCAAAAAAATCTACTGCCATCTTATTAAGTTTTATTTGGTACAAACATAACATAAATTATTCTAAAAAACAAAAATAAGACAAAATGTCTAAAAAAATGTCTAACGAATGTCTAAATGTCACTTTTAGACATTTGGCAAATAAATTGTATAAAAGGTATAAAAAACAATATTACTATGATAACATTATTCAAAGACCCATTTTTCAGCACATTAGATAATGTGTTTGAACAATCGAGAGTAGGAACCTCTCCACAAATAAACGTAACTAAAAACGAAACGGAGTATAAGGTTCTTATGAGTGTTCCTGGTTTAACCAAGGAAGATTTAAAAATCACCATTAAAGATGGTATAATTAAAATTTCTTATTCAAAAGAAGAGAAAAGTGAAACAACCCATTTTGTGAACAGTTTCAGTAAATCTTATTCATTACCTGACGACGTTAAAGAAAAGGACGTTGAAGGTAAAGTTGAAAATGGAATTTTAGAGCTAACGTTACCTCTTGACAAAAAGAAACCGTTAGAACGAATTATATCACTTAACTAATAAAAGACCCCCAATAACGGGGGTTTTTTATTTTTTATCGATATTTATATACAAATATTGAATATTATGGGAAGAACATTAAGATTGACAGAATCTGAATTAACTAAAATAATCCAAGAGATGATTAACACCAATGAAATGGCGTTATCACACCAAGATTTTCATACTTCTGAAGATTTATCCGATTTGCGTAATGCGATTAATAGTAATAAAATTGTTAGTGTTGCGTTTGTTAAAAAAGATGGTTCGGTAAGACATTTGGCAATTAAAAAATACTTGAGTTCATACGTACCTAGTGAAAATGAGAAAAGTGAAAAGCAGGCGAACGTTGAGTCTAACAATAATATTATGAGAGTTGTGGATATTAACTCATATATAAGAGACGTTAAAGGTGGTTTAGATAAAGATGCTGCGGCTAAAAAATGTTGGAGAACGGTAACTTTAGGAAACGTATTAGGATTTTTATCGGGAGGTAAATTTAAAGATTTACGTCAAGAAAACAACATTCAAGAAAGATTTGGTGATGAAGTTTACAACTCGTTAACAAAATCAATGGTAAGAGCGATGGATGCAGAACAAAACCAACAAAACGTTGATTTACAAGAATGTATGAAATAATCAAAAATTATTGAAATTATATAGACCCCTCACAATGAGGGGTTTTTTATTTGATATTTATTTAGTATATTCTTATAAAACATAAAACTATGGGTATTATATCAGAATCGATTAATGGTAACTTGATTGAGGTTACGATTAAATCATCAAACTTACAAAGTGCAACATATTTCACCGAAGAGGAGAAATTATCTGTAACTTTTAATAATGGATCTATTTATGAATACGAAAAGGTTCCTTGGGCTAAGTTCACTAAATTTAGAATGGCCGAATCTCAAGGAAAGTATTTTAATCAGGAGATATCCAAAACACACAAATTTACAAAAGTAAAATGAGTTTATTTGAAGAACTAGTTGAGTACACTAAAGATGACGAAATAATTGTAAAATCTTTTGAAACTAAAGATAGTTTATCGAATGATATTTTTGATAAGTCTAAAGATGGTTTTAAAATGAAAGAAGACGTTAGAAAACGTTTACTTGAGATTGCCGATGATTTTGTTGAATCCTTTGGTGTTGAATTCTTTATTCACGATATAGTATTAACTGGTTCTTTATCAAATTACAATTGGTCGGAATTCTCTGACGTTGATTTACACGTATTAATTGATATGAGTGAAATAGACGGGGATAATGGTTCACTTATCCTACAGACTATTGTTAAAGAATTTTTCGATGCAAAAAAGAATGTTTGGAATGAGAAACACGATATCAAAATTAAAGGTTTTGATGTGGAAGTGTATGTTCAAGATGTGGAAGAACCGCACATTTCTTCGGGTGTTTATTCTATTTTACACGATAAGTGGGAAATTGAACCTAAAAAAGAAACACCTAACATTGACGATAGAAAAATATTGGATAAGGGTGAAGACTTTGCTAAGAAAATAGACCAATTAATTGATTTGGGTCTTAATAGTGAGGTTTTACCTAAGATTGAATCGTTAAGAAAAAAATTAAAACAGTTCAGACAAAGTGGATTAGAGACGGGTGGTGAGTATTCATACGAAAACCTAACCTTCAAATTACTTAGAAGAAATGGATACATAGAGAAGTTACTAAAACTAAAAACGGACATAGTAGATAAGAAATTGTCCATAACACAATAAGGAACCTTATTTTTTTCTATATATCTATGTATTTATAGGATAAGAATAAGTATATCTTAATTAATATCAAAATGGCAGAATTAAAACCACTTGGAAGTGAGAAATTAAACGGGGACGATAAATTAAAAAGAATCCTCGAATTAACTTACTATAAGAACGCAAACAATAAATCTCAAACAAAATCAACAGAATTAGTTTCAGAAGCTAAGACTGGTGGTGTATATGGTATCGTTAAAGAAAAAGACGGATATTATGTTAAAAGAGGTTTAAACGAATCATCACTTGATTATATTGGTGGTATGTTTATGAAGAATAAAAATAGATTTTCTTCATATGGTGAAGCGTTAAAAAGACTTGAGTTGGTTAAAGGCCAAGAAGAGTTACAAGAAGCAACAAAATATGTTTTAAAACAAAACAAACCTCAAGAAGAGGCGCCAGTTGCAGAACCATCTATGGAGGCTCCAGTTGCAGAACCATCTGCAGATGTACCTGCTCCTGATATGAGTTCTACAGACACCGAAGCTCCTTCAATGGATGATGCATCTGATGATACAGAAGTACCTTCAATGGACGATATGGGTGGAGAAGATATGGGTGACGAATCAAGTGCCGAAGGAAAACCTTCAGATTATATGGCAGAAGTACAAAAATTTGCAGGTAAACTTGGTCAAGAATTGAGAGATCAAAAAGAAAAAATGGAAAGTGACGATATTAAGTACGTTCTTAATATGATTATATCTGCCGTTGATTTAGATAAACTTGAAGAAGAAGATATCGAAGATATTGCTAAAAAATTCGAAAGAGATGAAGATTTTGGTAGTGATGAAGAAATGCCTTCTGAAGAACCTGAAATGGACGACGAAGAAGTACCTGCTGAGGAACCAACATCTGACGAAGATATCGACGAAGAATTATCAATGGACGCGTTAGAATCGTTTATTAATACCCCAATTGAGGCGGATGAAATCGATTTATCAAAATACGCTGATATCGACGAAGAATCTGATGATATTCAAGAAATTGATATGGATGAAATCAAAAATGAAATTAACAAAAGTGTTGGTGAAACATTAAGCAAATATTTCAAATAATGAATCTTATCTATGTCAATGAAATTGGTTCAGATTATAAAGGTCAAAAACAGTACGAATTTATCTTTAGTTCATCTACTGAAATTGACATAGAGGAGTGGTTTGTTATACCCGCTTCAGCAATATCTGGATCTAAATCACCTGAAATAGAATATGTCGATTTAGTTGGTTTATTAAAAAATACCGATTTAAAATTAGAATTAGTTCAAGACTCCGATTATTTCGGAGTTATTGATGCTGTGGATGGTGTGGTTGCATTAGCTTGGGAAAAGTTTGATTTTGATTCTGAGTTCAATCGACTAACATTCAAATTTGGGGAATCTTTGGAATCTGTTTCTAAAAAACTAAAACAAAGAGATTATCAATTATTAAAAGAAGAGATAAAATTCAAAGAAATATGAAAAGAAACGAAATAGTTGAATCCTTAATGAAAGAAGGGTTCTCAGAAAAAACACTAGTTAATTTTAGTGACAAACAACTTACAACACTTGCAAGTAGAATCTTGGGTGAAGCGGATATTATGATTTCAAAAAAAGATCCACTTGCCAATCAAAAAATTGCCGACGCCAAAAAACAAAACAAATCTATCGAAACATACGAAGAGGAAGTGAAGGAAGAATTGAAGGGAAATCAAAAAAAATTGGATAAAAATCACAATGGTGAGATAGATGCTCAAGATTTTAAGATATTAAAAGGTCAAAAAAAGAAAGATTCAATTAAAAAAGACGAAAAAGAAAACATAAAAGAGTGGGTTTCTTCCGTTACTAACAAAAATTTTCATAGTTTTACATCAAAAAATGAAATTATGGAAATGATTCAAATTAAATTACACGAACAAGAGGTTGGTTCAAAAGTTAAAAAAGGACACAATGGTATTCCAGAATTTATGAGTTACGATGTTATCTCAAGTACCGAAACTATTGACGCCGAACCAACAACAAAACCCGCACCTGTAAAACCAAAAACAAACCCTGGTACTAAACCTAGAACACCGTATCAACCTGGACCAGGAAAAAATCCTAAACCAAAAGCGTTAAAAGAAACAAAATAATGATACTTTCTAAGAAAAAATTACTATCTTTGATCAAAGAAAATTTAGAAGAGATGGCAATGGATTTTGATTCAAACGATAGACCTGATAGTGGGGTTGAGGATAAGTTAAAACAGGGGGAAACTCCGTTTAAGAAAGTACCTTTACCTAAAACAGGTGACGAACCAAATAAGAACTTCCAAGAAGTTCTTGGTTCTGAAAGATATAAACAATTACTAGCAACACTTAGAAGGTACGTTCCAAACGCACCAACACTTCGTGGTATGGATGGTTTAATGAGTTTACAACATTTGTTGATGAACGCTCATAACACTATCGTTCAAGCTGAATTAAATCATAGAGAAGAATTAGAACGTTTAGCGGTTGAATTAGTTATGAAGGAAATGAGTATACCTGAAGGTTCCATTGAATTCGACGCTAAAATAATCGGTATGGGTGAAGTTGACACTAATGATTTTAATAGAGACGACAACAACGAAGAGAATCCAGAAGAGGTGGATATTGATAGTGATATCGATTTAGAGGTTGAGGTTAACTTATTTAATGAATTACAAGGTTTAGACGTTGAGAAAGCTAAGAGACGTTTAATTAATAGTATTATACAAGGTGCATCCAATAAAGGACATTATATGTACCATTTGGCACCAGAAAAAATTGCAGAAATCACTGGTAACCGTAATTTAATCAATATGTACGGTATTATGATGTCAATTAACGACCTTAGTTATTGGCAATTGAGTGACGAGACAATTAAACAGATGGGTAATTCAGGAGCAGGAAAAGAACAAGTTGAAAGACCTGAAGATGAAGATGGAGTTGCTAAAGTTGTTGCACGTGGAATTAACTTCCCTGTGTTGGTTCACGAACTAATAAAAGGAGTGTTAGAGTTATTTGCAATCCAAGGAAGACCTGAAGATGAAGAAGCATACGATGAAGTTGAATCTTCTGAAGATACTTTGGAAAAAGAAATGTGGGATTTAAGATTGGGACCTGCGATTTGGGACAGATTGAGAAATCAATTCCCTGAAGACATTCTTATTGATGAGAATAAAAAAGAATTACAAAACTATTTGTTAGTTGAAATATTCAAATTACCAGCTAAAAAGTTCTTAGTCTTTATGAGAGAGGTTCTACAAGGAACTGAAAAAGGTAAAAGATTAATGAATGAATTAATGGAAGGAATCAATAGAATGTTTAACGACCAAGCATATGAAGATGCGGTTTCTATTTTTAGAGACGATTTAGAGGATGTTACAGATGAAACAGAATCTGGAGATATTAATAGTTTCCTTAATTCAATGGGAATACAAGGAAACATAAATTTTGATGACGATGAGGAAGAGGACGACGAAAGTCCATTCCAAACGAGATAATACGAAGGTGGTAAGTTTTACCACCTTTTTTTGTATTTATATATATGAATAGTAGAGCAGAACAATTATTAGAATATGCAAAAATTATAAAGGACACCCCATATGCATTGAGGACATACCTACAAACGTATGATAATACTCAGAAGAAGTATGTACCTATGAATTTATTTCCTGATCAAGTACAATTGATACAGGATTATGAAGATTATAATGAAAATATTACTAAGAAATACAGACAGGCAGGTGTAACAACGGTAACCGCAGCTTGGTTATCAAAAAAATTACAACTAGCAAAACCTGAAAATCCTGAAAGGATTCTTATTATTGCCAATAAACGTGATACGGCAATTGAGATGGCGAATAAAGTTCGTCACTTTTTAGAACAATGGCCCGAATGGATAAATGTTGGGTTTTCACCAGATAAAAACTCAGAAAGTAGATTTAGATTGAACAATGGTTCAGAAGTTAAAGCGGTAGCAACATCTGCAGATGCACTTCGTGGTTTTACACCCACAGTATTAGTATTTGACGAGGCCGCATATATTGAAGCGGGTGAAGATTTCTGGGCAGCATCTATGGCATCTTTGTCAACGGGAGGTAAAATTATTTTGATTTCTACACCAAATGGATATGACCCAATTTACTACGGGGTTTATGATCAAGCATTACGTGGGATAAATGACTTCCATATAACCGATTTAAGATGGTTTAAAGACCCAAGGTATACCAAAGACTTAAGATGGGTTAAATGTAACGATATATGTCATTATATGTTGAATAGAGAACAATATAATGATGATGAGGTTGTACTTACTGAATTCAATATTGAGAAATATCAAGAACTTGAAGAACAGGGTTATAAACCATTTTCATCTTGGTTTGAATCTATGTCTAAGAAATTTAAATACGATAGACGTAAAATTGCTCAGGAGTTGGAGTGTGACTTTTTAGGGTCTGGAGATGGTGTAATTCCTGGAGAGGTTCAAGAGAACATTTCGAAAAATATGATTAGAGTTCCAATTGAAAAGTATATGCAAGCAACTTTTTGGCAGTGGAAGGAACCAATTAATGGTCATAGATATATTATGGGTGTCGATGTTAGTAGAGGAGATAGTGAGGATTTCTCATCAATTAACATTATAGATTTTGACGATAGAGAACAAGTTGCCGAATATATTGGTAAAATACCTCCAGATGATTTGGCCTCAATAGCTTACAAATGGGGAATATTATATGGTAATGCCTTTATTGTGATTGATATCACGGGAGGTATGGGAGTTGCAACATCTAGAAAATTACAAGAATTAAACTATAAAAATCTTTATATTGACGGAATTAACACTCAAAATATTTGGGAATATAATAAGAAGGCATTAGATAAGATTCCAGGTTTAAATTTTAACAATAAAAGAACTCAAATTATTGCAGCCTTTGAGGAAGCACTAAGAAAAGGATTCCAAGTTAGGTCAAGTAGATTATTAAACGAACTTAATACGTTTGTTTATATGAACGGAAGACCTGACCATATGAAAGGTGCTCACGATGACGCAATTATGAGTTTATCAATGGCGTTATATTCTGCAGATATATGTTTTAATCAATTAGAAAAAACCGAAAACGCAAATAAGGCGATGTTGGAGTCTTGGACTATGTCGGAAAGAACATATGAAGTCAACAAGGCACACTATTCATATGGTACATCATTAGACCCAATCGGAGCAATGGCAACGGACCCAAGTTTTTTCCATAAAGATAACCCACATAATGTACCAAAAGACCAATATCGTGAGTTCTCTTGGTTGTTTGGAAAAAGTAAATAACGTTTCCTAATTAAATAAAAAGGTTTATATTACAAAGAAAACTATTTATATACGATGGCAGAGAATAATAACACAGTCTTTCAGAAATTAACAAGGATGTTTGGTTACCCTAATCAGGTAAAAAAGGACCAAATACCTTCATTTAATTTCTCTAAAGACCAAATACTAAAGACGGATAATAGAGAAGAGTACGAAAAGGCGATGTTGCAGGCACAACAAAGTCAATACGTTGCCGATAAATGGGCTAAATTAGACCAATCTCTATATAACCAATCGGTTTATTATGAACCAAACAGATTAGCTGCGTACTATGATTATGAATCTATGGAGTTTACTCCCGAAATTTCAGCAGCATTAGACATTTATGCGGAAGAATCAACAACATTATCTGAAAAGGGGGAAATATTAACTATCTTTTCAGAATCGGATAGAGTTAAAACAATATTAGAAGATTTATTCATTAATAAATTGGATGTAAACACCAACCTACAAATGTGGGCGAGAGGTTTATGTAAGTATGGGGATGATTTTGTGTATTTAAAAATTGATCCTGAAAAGGGTATCATTGGAGTACAACAATTACCAAATATTGAAATAGAGAGAATTGAAGGTTCGGCATCTAAGAATCCAGGACAAATGTCTGACGCTAAAGCTCCAACTAGAGAATTACGTTTTACTTGGAAAAATAAAGAGATGGAATTCCAAGCTTGGGAAATCGCTCACTTTAGATTATTGGGTGATGATAGAAAGCTACCTTACGGTACTTCTATGTTGGATAAAATTAGAAGAATATGGAAACAACTTTTACTTGCGGAGGATGCGATGTTAATTTACAGAACATCAAGAGCTCCTGAAAGACGTGTATTCAAAGTATTTGTGGGTAATATGGACGATAAGGACATTGAGCCATATGTACAACGTGTAGCGAGTAAATTCAAAAGAGATGCTGTTGCTGATCCACGTAATGGTAATGTAGATATGAGATATAATCAGATGGCAGTCGACCAAGATTATTTCATTCCTGTACGTGACCCATCACAAACAAATCCAATTGAAACTTTACCAGGAGCTCAAAACTTAGGTGAAATTGCAGATATTGAATATATTCAAAAGAAATTACTTGCAGCATTACGTATTCCGAAGGCTTTCTTAGGATTTGAGGAGGTTGTTGGAGAAGGTAAAACTTTAGCATTGATGGATATTCGTTTTGCAAGAACGATTAATAGAATTCAAAAATCATTAATTCAAGAATTAAATAAAATTGCGTTAGTTCATTTATACCTTATGGGGTTAGAAGATGAATTAAATAATTTTACATTATCATTAACAAATCCATCCGCACAGTCTGATTTATTACGTATTGAACAATGGAAAGAAAAAGTTACTCTTTATAAAGACGCAACTTCGGACCAATCACAGGTTGGTATCTTACCAGTTTCACATACTTGGGCTAAAAAGAATATACTTGGATTTAGTGATTCAGAAGTTATTCTTGACTTACAACAACAACGTTTAGAA